CACACCCGCCCGAGGCCCCAAGCTCCACCGCCCCCGAACTCCATTCCCACGGGCCGCCTGTCGCTGTGGCTGAACAGCTCCCGCACCGCTGGCTCGTTCGAGAAGCCCCGTCGGGCGGGACCGTCCCCAAAGACGATGCCGCCGTCCGTGAGCACGATGACTTGCTTCCCTTCCTTCACCCAGCCCGTCATCTGTTCCGCGTTGTCCGTGTCCCAGCTTGTTCCGCCGTCCGACTCCAGACTCAGCCCCTCCATGAACGGGCCGCTGTTGAAGCGCCAGCACTGCACCTTGGCTCCCTGCTTCGTCAGGAACTCTTCCATCGCCTTGCCAAAGTGATAGGCCAGCTGACTGTTCGTCTTCATCTCACCACCCACCATCACTCCCCCACAGCTCATACTGCCACTCACGTCTTGGAGGATGACGAATGTCTGGTTGCGGATGTCCTCGCGGGCTGGGACTTTGAACAGCTTCGTCTCGCCCGTGAACCGCGCTCGAACCGCAATCCGCGTGTTCATCCGGTTGCCTGCCTCGTAGTGTCGAGTGCCCGTCATCCGCAGCTTCTTGAACCGCTCGGAAACCAGCTTGAAGATTTCCGGGTCCACCTCTGGAGCGTTGCGCTCCCGGTGCATCAATCCGCCGAGCCCTGCTCCGTTGCCACCCTGCCCGATGTCCTGATGCTGGATGAAGAACTGCGCCAGCTCAGAATCCGCCCTCCGCGACTCGTTCTGAGCCTCGATTTCCTCGGCTGAATTGAGCGGCTTGTCTTCCTGCGACTTGAGATTCGACTCAGGCTTCTCACCCTCGTCTTCGTCCCCCTCACCATCGCCCTTGCCGTCCTTCTTGTCTTCGGAATCCTCGTCTCCCTCGCCATCCCCAGAAGACTCGTCCTCGTCTTCCTCCTCATCCTCGGAGTCGCCCTTCTTGCCCTTTCCCTTCTTGGGCTGCTTCTCCTTGTCGCCCTTCCCGCCCTTGCTGCCGCCGTCCCCTTCGCCGTCCCCATCACCGCTGCCGTCTCCGTCCTCTTCGTCCCCGCTGCCACCCGGGAGGCTCATTCCGCCGTCTCCCTTCGGCCCCTTCTGGCCCTTCTGCTTCTGCGGGGTATCCTGCGATGGGTCACGCCCGATGTATCGAACGACTGCGCGAGCGAACTTCTGATACAGCTCATAGAAGTCGTAGTTCCGCTCCTGCCCCTTCCGCCCGCCCACTGCCGCGTTCACCTTGCGAGCCAGCTCGAAGATGTACTCCTCGTCTGGATTCGCCGGAGCCGCCTGTGTCGCGTTGAGGAGCAAGTGCGTCACCTTCTGCCGCATGTCGTAGGCACCACGAGCCGCCGAGGCTTTGTAGCCATCTCGGAAGCCCGGGTAGCGCTCGGCCTCTTGCAGGTTGATGCGCACGTCCTCGATGATGTTTATCGTCCCCGCCCCCAGCCGCGAAATCTGCGGGTTGCTCAGTCCAAAGCTGTCCAGCTCCAGATGCCCGTGCTCGTGCCGCAGGGCCGCCATCTTGCCAAGCTCCCCCTGCATCACGTTGCTCAGATAGATGCGCGCTGTCGGGTTGTCGCGCTGGTTGTCCACCACCGTTACCGACTGCCTCCGCGGCCCCGTTGAGTCGATGACTACGTGGACGCCCTTCAGCTCCTTGCTGAAAATCCGCTCCCACTCCCGGCTCAACTCATCCTTCGCCATCTTAATCGCTTCCCAGAATCCTTCGACTGATGGGCTCACCCAGAATCAGCCGCACCGCTTCCCGAACCAGCTTCTTCTTCTCCTCGTTCGGGTACTTGTTCACCACAATGCGCATGGCTTCCTCAGGGCCGTACTTTGGCGCGAGGGCCATAATCTGCCCGGACTCCCGAAGGCTGTAAACTCCCTGCGTCTCGGCCATGAGCTTCGCGTCCGTCTTGCCACAGAGCCCGCCTTCCAAGAACCTGTCGGCCAGCTGCTTCGCATCCAGCGTCCAGAGAACTGCCCGCGAGACGGAGGATACATCCAGCTCGAACCCCGCCGACTCCTGCTCGCTGTTGCAGGTGCCCAGCACCTTCAGGTTGCCGTTGCCGTAGAGCCGCCCGATGGGTGTCTCCACCGACTTGCGGTGGTCGAACACCGAATCGATAGCCTTCATTGTCGGCTGCGTCAGCAGGTTGATTTCGTCCATGATGAGCAGCGTCTTGTTGCCGTCCTGCGCGTGCTTCATCGCACTCGCCACGACTCCTGCCTGATAGACTGCTCCCTCGCCGTCCAGAAGCCACGAGCCCACCAAGTCGAAGTAGCCGTGCTCGGAGGAACACTCCTGCACGTAAGCATCGTAGCCCGCCTGCTTCGCCCAAAGGTAGGCGTCCCACGTCTTTCCGAAGCCCGCTGGGCCACGGATGATTTCGAAGTCGTAACACTCCAGCACCATAAGCTCGTGTGCCAGAGGGTTGAACCCCGACTCGATTCTCGACAAGTCCACCGGCTCCTTCCAGTTCACTTTTCCTTCCATTGTTTTTCCTCCCTTTCCTTCCTTAGCTCTTCTGCCACGCTGCATCCAAGTCTCGCCGCTGCATCCAGTTCAACCCCCCGATGCTCTGCGTCTTGTTGCCGTGTCCATCGTGAATCTTCACGAACACCAGGCTCGACTTTGTGCTGATGCTCATCGCGTATTGGCCGTGCCCGCGAATCCGCCGCCACGTCCAGTGCGGGTTCCGCTGCGCTGCCAACTGCCGCAGAAGCGTCAACTGCCGCGCTACCGGCTCGGGCACGCTCGTCCAGCGCCGGGTAGCTCCCCGCATCTCCCCTGCCGTGTCGTCCATCCCCACGTAGATGCGATTCGGGAGCGGGGGTGGGGCATTCTTCAATGCTTCCTCTCTCTGCTGCCGGAGCACCTCTGCCCGTGCCACTGCCTCGTCTTGGATACGCCTGTTCTCAAGCGCCTGTCGCTGGGCCTCGGCTGCCTTGCGGGCGTTTTCCTCTCGCTCAGCTGCCTCGAAATCGAACAAGTTGCCGATGTCGTATCTCGGTTTTACTCCTTCCATCTATTCCTCCAACATCTTCTGGATGTCTGCCACGACTCCCCGCGCGCACCCCTTGCAACACATGATGTCACTCGGGGACTCTTGAGCGCGGAGAAGGAGGCACAGCCCATCCACCACCGTGCCGCATCCGTCGCAAATGTCTACTCCCTCGCTTCGCACTACCGCTACTCCCATTTTGCTTTCCTCCACTTGCCCGGGTAGCACTTGAACAAAGGCTACCCTATGTCCCTTAAGTAGTGGGGGGTTATAAAGAGCATGACTGGACTGGAAATAGGGGTTTCGCCAGATTCTATTGTGTGGGTGTTGAGTCTATATAGTTCCTTAAATAGGGGAGGTATATAAATATGGGGAGGCGTCATCCTTTCGTCTGCCATCCCCTTCCCCGCTTAGGCGATTGCCCGATAGGCCCCAGCCAGCGCATCCACTTGCTCTTGGTTGAGCTGGCCTGCCTTCACCATTATCCGCGTTACCTTCGGCTTGTGCATCGCCACGTAGACGTACCGCGACTTGGTGACTACCGACACCTGCGGGTTCGGCATCCCCTTCTTCCCCACCCGGAACACGTACCCTTCCCCCGCCGCCGTCTTTGCGGCATCGAGGAACGGCTGCAGCACCGCGCTCAGGTTCGAAGCGCTCATAATCCAGCTCTTGTTCTTCTGGACGTACAGCTCCGAGCCCGGCCCGAACTTCATCCGCCCGGGTAGCTCCGCCTTCTCCTTCGTCTCCACCTTTGCTTCTACTTCGTCTCCCATTTTTCCTTCTGTCCTTTAGGACCGTCAATTCGCGAGGACCAGCCACGACTTGACAACCGCCGTGTCTGCCTCGTGATTCAGCTCCAGCCATTCCAGTTCAGAAATCGCTACAGTCGGGTTGGCCGACATGCCCCTCGCGGGTTCCATCAGGCCCACCCCCGCCGTTCCTCGATGAGCTTCTTGATGGCTGCCAGCGTGGCTACTGACACATCTTCGCTGAGCAGCAAACGTCCTCCCCCTGCCTTCCAGTCTCGTGCCGTGATGCGTATCTCCGTCATTTCAACCTCGCCGTTGCTTCCTTCCGTATCTCTGCCAGCAGAGCCTCGGCCGAGCGTACATCGGCCTGACCCGCCGTAGACAGCCGAACCATGAAATCGCGGGAGACTCCAGCGTTCATCGCGTCACATATCCGCTGGGCATCGTTCTCCAAAAACACCAGACAAATGTGCCGCCCATCCTCTTCGATGGCGAACTGCTGAAGGCTCCCGCTGCGCTTGAACGTGAACATCGATTCCCTCGGGAAAGGTAAGGTCGGCATCCTTATAAGTTCGATGACTGGACTCGAAATGGGATTTCCCGGATTTTTTTGCAACCCAGCCAAGATTTCATCGTGCATCGTAGAAAATGACTACTTACGTGAGTCCTTACACCCTCAATATCACTTCTTCGTCTGTGTAATTCCCTCTGTAGTCCTCTATGTATAATCTATATCTAACGGCCGCCGCACCTCTGCGTGTTCTGCCTGCCCAACGTACTTCCGCAGATGCCTCCGTAGATTTTGCCCTCGGCAATTCGAGTTGCGTCCCGGGGCTATGTAGCCACACGTACATCGCCTCTGCTACAACCACGCCCCAATCTGTTTAGTTGTCATCGTAACCTCCACACCAGATTTCGTATCTGCCAGATGTCGTAGAGGCGTATTAGCCAGTTAGACGGCAGCGGGCGGGATTTGAACCCTTACACGGACTCGGGGTGCTCAGGGAGATGAATCGTTCCCTTCTTCGGCACCTTGCATTAAACATACTTCCATACGTTAATAATACACGCTCCAATCCTTTGTGCTCAGAGCGAGTCAAACAAGCTTCGCCAAGTGTACATAGCACCCCTGCCCACCCTCTTGCCCGCTCCCACGCCTCCTGACTAATACACCTCCACAGGAGAGAAGTAAACAGTCCTTATAAGTCTTTTGACTGCCCGCCTAACTAAGGATTTCCGCGCCCGTCTATATAGAAACAATAGTTTCGCCGTCAGTATTTAAGGCTTGTTACCTCACTGTACAAACTCAAGTGACTCCCTCGCTCGGGTGCGGGCCCCCCGGAGACTCTCTGATGGACGAGAATCCCAAGCCCGCCTCCCATTTTCCTTCCATTCTCATAGCCACTCTGCATTTCGTTCCTTGATTCCGTGCCTCTCAGTGTCGTTTTCACCAAACCATCGGCTCCTGACTCTGGAGCGGCACCTATGCGGCAGCTCCTCTATCGGCGTATACCACACCCCGCACTTCGGGCACTGCACCTTCCCCGGAACCATCATATTTCACCTTCTATCCGCCCAATCTTAGGCTTTTCCACCTCAGTATCGCCGCAATGGCAGCACATCCCAGCCGAGTGCACCACGCAACAGTTTCGATTCCCCTGCAACCACCACCGCCGACACCTCGGACACTGATACACCATTCCCGTTACTGATATCATTTCTCAGAAGCAATACGCTTCAAGAACTCCGACATTGCCCTGAACGTATCGCTCTCCTTCTTCAGCTCCTTGCCACAAATGTAGCTCCACTTCTCGGCCCATTGCGCCCATAGCAATGCTGCAGTCTTATCCATCTCGTTCATGGCCGCTGCGGACTCCTCCGCACGCTCTCTACCCACTCCTTGCTGGGCTTGCCTCCCCAGCTCTCCCAGCCAGTCCCCCATCGTCTATGATAGATGTCGCAGTTCACTTTCCAGTTCGCCATGTTCGTCCCATTGCGATAGTCCCCGCCCAAGTTATGAATCGTGCCCATTATCTCATGAGTCAAGAAACTGTCCCACGCGTGCCACTCCGCGTCCCCTCCTGCAGCCCACACTTGACAAGCCAAGTCGTGGTCCTCCCAAGACGCCGGCAAGTAGTCCTCGAACCAGTTAGGCTTCATCGCCTCCCACAGCTTCCGCGATAGACAGAAAATAGCTGTCGGAATCACTATCACGTATGTCATCGGGTCCGCCGTTTCCAGATATTCCCGCACCTTGTCTACGGCTCCCTCATTCCAGATAACATCGTTGCTGACGAACATCGTCCAGTCAGCGTGCGCTCCTTCGAAGCCATCCAGAATCAACTGGCCCCAATTCCCCATCAATGAACCATTATAGTACTCTCTGATGTCAGCAGCTACCAAGCATGAATGAGTGGCCGAGCATACCTCTGGCTTCATCGGCAGCGCGTCCTGCGCATGATACGCCACAACATCGCCCAACGCCTTGAACTGCTCTGAGGACTTACACGAGCGCTCTGTCAAGTCCATCAGCCCTTTATGCGGCCGAGGCAAATACGCAATCGTCCCGGTGAACAGCTTCATGGCTTCAAAATCCTCACCATCTTCTCCATTCCAGCATCAATCTTAAGGCCCATCGTCAATAAGAACTCATCGGTTGCCTTCTTTACGCCGGGCCATCCGCCAACATAGTCATCCAGTACCAACACTCCGCCACGTTCAAGTAGCTCCCAGATATCAATCAAGTCCCCTGCCACTGCATCATAAGAGTGGTCCGCATCCAAGAATGCCGCCTTGAACTTCAACTCAAGCGAATCAAGGTACGACAATGCCACCATGCTGCTCATCGGAACGATTACCACGTTGCTCAGCCGCCCGACTGAATCAATGTTCTGAGCGAACTCTGGCAACACGAATCTCTCCTCCATCCCCGCCCCGCCATGAAACGTATCGACACAGAACACAATACCTTCCAGTGTCAACGCTGATGCTGACAGCCCGAGCCACGAGCCTACCTCAAGAATCGGGCCTGTCCCCTTCGACATCCGAACCGACTCTCGTAGGAAATCCAGCTCATTGATGGACTCAAATCCAATTCCACGCGGAAGATAGCCACTCATCGATTCCTCGCTATCGCCCACACCATTATCGGGGCATCGGGTTCATTGTACTGAGCCAACTGATACAAGTCTTTGTCTCTGTTGTTCATCTGCCATCCGAACACTGCCTTAACCGCCGACTTGTTACCCCAGCTACCAATCATGACTTCCTGATAGTTTCTGAACAAGTACTCCAGCCCTCGCGGCATAAATCGCCAGTAGTCAGCCGGCATATCATGCGGCGGGAACAAACACACTGTCGTTACTACTGCGTAGCCTTCCGGCTTGAGCATTTTTTGCATGTTCTCCACCGCCACCCACGGCGCTTCGACGTGCTCCAACACTTGATTAGCAAACACCAGCCCGTAGCCAGTTCCATACGGCCTGACCGTATCATAGTTGCAAATGTCAATCTCTGGATACCACGCCTCCCTCACATCCTGAAACCCGAACTCTGTCCGCAGCTCGATTCCCGATATCTCGAATGCCCTGACTCCTTGCCTTGCCTCCAAGAACGGCCTCAGTGACTCGTACATTGCCGCCCGGTATACGTCTGCCGTCATGTTCTCTTCCAACCGAACGCCATATGAAACTCCCTCGGCCCTTCGAAACTACCACGAACGAACTGTCCGTTGAAATACTGAACGATGTCGTCTCGATACTCAAAGCCCTCGCGGCTGAATATCTCAATCCACTCTGGCTTCAGTATCCGCGTCACATGCAAATCGTGCCCATCTTGAATCGATTCCCCAACTGTCGTGCTCGCTATAAAGAACCCCGCCGGTGCCAGATGCTTACGAATGTTCTCGAACAACCCACGATGCTTTTCAACCGGGATGTGCTCCAGCAGCTCCCATGCTGTTATCGCTCCAAACTTTATCGGTATGTCCGTCTCTCCCCAGTACAACTGAAACGGCTCGGTCACATCGCACGTAAACAGATTCTCCGGTATCCTCGCCCATGCCACCCTCTTAGCCTTTTGCGAGAAATCGCTGCCTTCCAGTCCGACTGCCCTCTGCCCGTCCTTAAGACAGTCCTCTACGAACCCACCGCCCGCACATCCCAAATCCAAGATAGGCGTCCACTTTATGAGCGGATACAGCTTCTCATTGAACGCCTGATTCCGCGAGCAATCTTGCTTCGTGCCAAGCGGATACAAGTAGTCCAACGAGTCCGTCGCCAGTAACTTCGTACACTCCAGCCGAATGTGCATTTAGCCTACCCCATCACGTTACAGGTGTCCCGATAGGGGTTGCGAGGCCCGGAAGCGTAGGCGGGCCGTTTCCGCTAATCTGGCGGGTATGCCCCGATGTCAGCTGGAACCCCTCCCGCCGCCTGCTCGGAGGCGTAGGCCGCTTCCAGCCGTTCAAGTCACAGGGGCCTTTATGCCCATACCGCCTGCGACATACCTCTTTCGGCAGCTTCTTCGGGTCGCCCATGACAAACCGACACATCCTTGTTGCTTTCATTGCTTTTGCCTCTTCAATACGATTTCTTCGCCATAGCCAAGCTCATAAGACTCGATTACTGGCGAACCGTTCCGCCGCACTTCAATCATGTCTCCGTCTTCTCCCAATGCTATCGTCTCGTACCGAATCCCGAACTTCTTACCCGCTCCCATATCCCACCGTCACATCCAACGAATATGTTCCCGGCCAATACGGCACCCCAATCAACGCCGTGACTGCCACGCTGTCCTCAGGATACACCCAAGACGTATACAAAAGTAGCGTCCACGGGCTGTTTACCGACACGTTAAACCCGTCCCAGCAACTACACTTGACGTGATATGTCGCCACGTTGAACTGCAGCCATGTCACTGTCCCAATCGGGAGCGAGTAGTTCTCATGGGTCGTCACCGTGAAGTTCTGCCCCAGAGCCGCCGCGCTGTAGTTCACCCAAACATACGTGACGTTGACGACTGGAACCAACTCTACGATAGTCGTGTTCACGTACTCTGTCGAGTTGCGATAGATAACATGCGTTGTATTCACCGTGGTGTTCACCCAGCTCGTGCTGTTGTGCCAGTACGCCTTCGTTACGTTTTCAGTAACGTTGCGGTATATCGTGCTGTTGTGCTCTACAGTCGCGTTGTTCCACACTGTTTGAGTCGGATACGTCGCTGACCCGCCGTGAGGCTGTTCGGCCACGTACAGCCCAATACCACTCAATAGCAGCGCGATAGCCAATAGCACGGCCACTGTCGCCTTGAACCCTCTCTCCGTCATTCTTTTACCTCAATCATTCCAGTGCCGTGACACTCCGGACAGTTCAGGTCCCGTGGCTTCCCGCCCTTAAACCCGAGATGCCCGCCGGAACACGTTGGGCAGGGCTTCCAAACCGTCGTCATACTGGATGACTCACCCAACCGTTCTCGTGCCGAATCTCAAACGTTCCGTGCTTCAAGACTTGCTTGCCTTCAACTACCTCGCTGGATGTCCAACTGCAAACAACTACGTTCGTCATTCCGCCGTCTCCACGAACACCCTGATGTCGTCAACGTGCGCCAAAATCAGCTTGGCCTTTTTCTTGCCAAAGCTGAAACGCCGTTCGACTCCATTGGCGTCCTTGTATACCAACGCGATGACTGGGTGCTCCTTGAACGTCGTTACTTCCGCTCGCGTCGCTTCGTCTGGCATGGTTTTCCAGTTCCCTTCCTACGGCTTCTTAGCGAAGTACACCTTGCCCGCTGCAGTCACCTGTTGCAGGACGTAGGCCACTACGATTGCCGCCGTTGCAAGAGCTGTTGCAGTCGTGTACGCAGTCTGTTGGAGCAGATACTCAAGCCCAACCAGCACGCCACCCGCTACGATGTACAAAAACGCCTTGAGCGTAATCGTCGCAGTCGTTGGCACCGCCGGGTTCTCGTACAGAGTTGCAAACTCTACAATCCCTGTCAGAAGCGCGCCAACCCCAATCCCATAGCCAATCGTTGTGAAGCCACTCAGATACGAAATCCCTGCCCCGAGTGCCCCCAAAATGGCCGTCAACAGGACAACCGATAGGGCCGTGCTTCCACTAATCGCCGCTCTCACATTGCGTCTCAGTCGCCCGAACATACCTATCCTAAGGAAGAGACAGTATTTATAGCTTCGGGTGCCACCCCGAACTTGAACAGCCCGCCCAATCCGAGCTTCCTGAGTCTGGAGTGCATATCCGCGTGCTCTTCCATGATTCCGCGCTCTATCTGCCCTGCGTGAGCTATATCCAACCCCTCTACGACGGCTGCTTCAGCCCCTTCTACATCCATTTTTAGCACTACAGGCTCCCCATCAAAAAAGTCTAACAGCTCGTTAAGCGATATAGTCTCTACCTCCGCGCCGGGCACCGTCTTATACATCCCGGGATTGCTGCCCCGCTGGAGGCCAACCTTGCTGTTGCCCTCTTTGGCTACCGCCCGGTGTAGCACGTAGACGCTCTTCAGCCTATTGTGCCCCACATTCCGCTGAGCCAACCATGCCGACTCCTTATCCGCCTCAACCGCCAAGACCTTCTTAGCTCCCTGAATAGCGAACCAGACTGTCGAATCGCCCGAACAAGCCCCGATGTCCAGAACGTTCTTACCACGCACTGGCAGCAAGTCTCGATACTCGCCATCCTCAATTATCGACCTGACACCCCACACGTCCCCGCTACCATCCCCCCTTGCCTCGAACATCACGTTACGGCCGTCCAAAAGGATGTTCTCGCTCCACACTGTAATCTTCCACCCGCGTGACTTCAAGTACACCAGACTATCTACCTCATTGAATCCGCCATCCCGAGTCAATATCACCCCATTCTTCAGCACCAACATTGGCACGTATTCGGCCCCGTAAACCTCGTCTGCGTTGAGCAACACCTGCTCGTAGAGCTGCCTACTCACCTTGCTTTTGCTTCCCAGCACATCTCTCATATGCCCCACGCTGACCAGCTAACGGGCCGCCGGTCCAAAGCCATCCGCCGTATCGGGTTCAACTGGATGCCCTCGCCAAAGGTGTCCCACACCAAGTCCCCCTCACCACAGAAACACAGCGCCAATGCGTCCACACAGTCGTCATGGCCCCCGCCCTTCACGATATGATACGAACCGTCGCTGGACTGCTTGGCCGTATAGTTACCGAACTGCCCGGCCAACTTCCTGTCTTCCCCGCTGATAGTCAGCCGACGCTGTTCCAACCCCAGCTTCAAGTTGCTATACATTCTATTGCGGGTCGCCACCGTGAATACTACGCCTGTAACACTAACGTTGCGCTCCCTAACGATGTCCAGAGCCCCTACCCCCAGCCCTGTCGCGTCCACGTAAATCTTCATGTCAGGATACTGCCCAGCCAGCTCCACTATCCGCCCAGCCGTCTCAGTAATCAAATTGTGCCCGTGCGTCTCCAGCCACAGCAACTTGTAGTGGTTGTCCGTCGTTATCGAACAAATAGCGATAGCCGTCTCGTCGCTTCCAGCCCGTGCCACGTCTACCCCCATCACCAGCTTAGCCCCGACTGGCAGCGTTGTCGGCAATCCATACTGATAGTCGTCCATCGCTGGGACAACCAACGAATAAGGGAAATACGAATTGCTGTCCGCAATGAACTCCGCCTCGAACTCCTGCTGATACTGGTCGATAGTCATCGTCTCCTTCATCTCCTGCAAGAATCGCGGGTCGATGAATGGGCTATCCGCCGAACGAATCTTGAAGACATCCCACTCCTTGTCCTTCTCTTTCTTCAGCTCCGTAAGCCGATACTGATTATAGAAGAAGCCACGCTTACCGTAGGGCGTCCCACTCATTACCAACTGCTCCCCACGCACCGCCATACTCGGCCTAATCGCAAGGAACACCGCATCAGGAATCAACGCCGCCTCATCGAAGATAATCATGCTTGCCGCGAAACCACGGATGCTCGCCCCCTCATGCCCCGCCGGGAGACAGTGAATCCGCGAACCCGAATCGAACTCTGCATTCGACATTGTGAGCCGCCGTGTGTGCTGCTTGATGAACTCATTGAACGTACAGAAGTCGTAAATCTTGTCGAACATCAGCCCTGCCTGTCGTTGTGTGGGGGCCACAATCAAAATCTCCTGATTCTTACGTGTGAGCGCCCGATGCAACGCCTTGGCCGCCAGCGTCGTCGTCTTGCCGCACTGCCGCCCCCAGATAACTATGCTGTTCTTCTCGCTCTCCAACAGCTCCGCCTGATACCTTGTCGGCTTTAGGCCGAGGATGGCGTAACTAAACAGTGTCGGACTTGACAGCTTCTTCTTCAGTTCCTCTGCTGGGTTCTCCACCATCCGTCACCTCCTTGGCTTCTATGTCAACTGCTTTAGCCCGCTTTCGAATCTTCTCTACCAGCCTATCGCCGTACTCCGCTTGAACATCCGCTAATATCTGCTCTGTGTTCAACGCCATGCCAACTTGAACCCCGTCCTTCGTCATGTTCAGGGCCACTTTCATGCCTGCCCCGGGCATCCCGTACTTCACCCGATAGAGAAGCTCCATCGCCTTCAGCAAGTCGTTCTCGAACTGACTTACCGCCGAGTCCGTGGCCCCTCCCAGCCGTGCCTCCATGTACGACGCCCGTTGATACCGCACGAACTTGTCCGCTATCAAGTCTTCCATCTTGCGGGTAATCTGCTCTTGATTCCGCGTACTCCCGCCCATCTTACGCCATGTCGGGATGAAGAAGCATAGTGCGTCCTTCTCGAAGACGGGACACTTGTCGTTCACGATGCAGTTGTTGCACTCCAGCGCACTCTTCTGCAGCTCCCGCGCATACATGCCTGACTTCAAAGCGTTGAAGCGACTCTTAGCGTAGATTACCTTGCTTCGCCCAAGCCTATCCGTATCTCCTGCCCACATTGGCAGCGGCGTTCCACCCGCGTTGGCCAAGTCCACTGCCGTCTTGTAACCGGGCTCTTCGTTGTTATTGTCAACCCACTTCTGCAGCTCAATCAAGTTGTAGAAATTCAAAATCCGATACCTGTGCTCCTTGACAGCCCTCTCCCGCTCCTCCTGCGTGAACAGCTGCATGACAGGCTCCTTCATGATTTGATGCAAAATTATCGGCTTGTGTCGCAAGTCTTCGTGCCCACTGAGCTTCTTGCCCTTAGCAATGAACAAGCTTGCCTGCTTGCCTGCCTGCAGCCACGATGTCGAATCTACGCTTGTAATCCACTTGCCGTAGCTGAACAAGTCTGCCGGTGTAAACGCGAACATGTGCACGAAACCGCACTCCGACAACTGTTGCAGAAACAGCCTGTCTCCCGCGTTGTCTTTCGTCCACCCACTCCCAAGCCCAAAGTACTTGCAGCCCTTCTCCTTCCACTTACGGGCTGTCTCAATCGTATCCCCAGCATTGCTGTGCATGACGAAGACAATCGGGAGCCCCTTCGCCAGCCATTCCTCGCGCCATGCGTCTACCTTCTCCTGCCCAACCAGCTTCTGAATATCCAACTCCACCAGCCAGTCGTAGGCGTCTCGATTCTCCTCCGCCCACTTCATGTAGTTGTGAACGTACTCATCTTCCTTGCCCGTCCACTCCCGAGCCCCTTCGCTTGTTCGGATGTCCCGAGACGAAGCGTTCGCCTTGCCCTGCTCAGCTACATCATTGTTCAAGAATGAGAACGCCCCGCTATCAATCATCACCTTGCCGCCGTACTTGCTACGGAACTCCTTGAGCTGCTGCCATGCCGTAGACTTGCCCTGCATGTGCATGTAGCTCATCATCACCGCCTTCGGCTTGTGTTCCAGAGTCGATTCCTCCAGCTTCACCAAGTCAGGCCAGCTCGATTCGAAGCCCGAGAAGTACAACGTTACGGCCATATCATACTCACTATCGGCGGAGACTCCTCTGGGTACGTACACCAACATGCGTGCCCGCTCCACGGTGGGCCGCAACAATACTTGAACGTCTTTGGGTAGCCAACCGGCCTGTGACATCTCACTCCTTTGTCTTCAGCCAAGAGCGGATGCCCGCACCTTGGACATGGCGGCCCATTTCCTTTTGCTGCCAGTAGCCGTTCACCCAAAGCATTAGCAATCGGATACAACTCCTCCCGCTCATTAAGCGCCTTGAGAATCTGCCGCAGCCACCATCCCTGTATGTCCGCAGCCATGTTCCCCATCACCCCGATTATCACTGGAAAGTTGTACTCGCTCCCCAAGTAGCTGTCGCCGAACATAGACTCTGACTCCAAGAACCTTTTCAGCTCGCTAACCGGGTCCTCATGAATCCTCTGCCTCCACTCCTCGACTGTCATCTACTTCAACCCCACCAAAGCCAAGAACTCATCCCGCGTTGCCTGCTGCTCGAAAGCTCCCTTGAATAGACTCGTAATCGCCTCCTCGCCCTCGTCTCCAATCCCCCGCATCGTCATACACAAATGCTTCGATACGATGACTACGATGGCATCCTTAGCCTCTATCAACTCAAGAATCTCCCGCGTCATGCGCTCCTGCGTCTGCGCCTGATACCCACACTTCTCAACGATTCGCGGTAGCTTGCTCAACCCGTAGATATTATCACCGGGAATGTAGCCCAAATGCGCTTTTCCTTCGAACGGTAGCAGATGATGCGAACACTCTGCGTACACTCGGATGTTCCGCACGATTACCATGCCGCCGTAGCGCTCCTCCTGCGGGAACGTTGTGAGCTTGTCGTAGTCATGCTTCCGCCCCCACTCATCGTAAGCTGCCTTGACCCGTGCCGGGGTGTTCGCGTACTCTTCCTCGCTGAACCGCCAGCCGTAATCTCGTTCGAGTGCTTTCATCACCGCTCGAATCTCATCCTCCATTCTTCTGCCTCAACCACTGCTGCGCCGGCGGGTCTTCCAGATACAGCTTAGCCGCATGCTCCCCAGTCCCGTCCCTAATCTTCAAGTTCGGGAATCTCTCCACCTTCCCAACGAACCGCCAGTTGCACCCTCGCCGTTTGCCGCACAAGACTCCACGAAACGGCCCCATGTCATTCTTCCCGTGAGCGTGGTCCGCCGTGTCGCTGCCCTTGTCATCCGCGAAGAAAATCTTGTCGCACACACCGCATCGGTTATGCTGGAACTCCATTACCGCCTTGTACGTCTCCCAAGTCAAGAAACCAGAGCCGTCCGGCTCCATGATGCCCTGCTTGTGCCAGTATCGTTCCCTAACCTTCTGGTAGCCCAAAGTCGTCACTGTTCTCACATATCCTTGGAGCTACTTAAACCTTACGGCCGTTTTCACATCCAACCTGATGCTTCTCGCAATACACCGACCCCGCGATAGCTCTCCGCTTGCATCGGATGTGCCGGTTGAACCAATGCTGACACCTCAAGTCTCATCCTTGTCATCTGCAGTATCTAACCACTCCTGCAAATCCACTCTCTCATTCCAACAATCTTCACAAAGAATGCCCCAAATGTACCCTTTGTACTGTCTGGCTCCATCTCTTCCGCATCTCTCACATTTCATGGGAAATTGCCAACAGGGCAGCCTGTTGCCTCATGGCTAAGGGAACCCACCGGTGATTTGCAGCCTCGGGCTGATGTGCACCTTCTTGAATGCCAGATACGTCTCTTGGAATGCCTTGACAACGCCAGCCTTCAAAAGCTGCAACGCCTCGTCCATGCTCTTGTCGTCATTCGTTAGCGGCATCAACCAGATGTCGGCATCCTTCGGCAGCATCATCGATTCAACCCAGTCCCGCAAGTCGTACACGTCTGCCTGCGTTCCCACCACAAACTTCCACGCTACCTGCACCCCGCAGTTCTGCCACGCCTTGACCTTCTCAATCGTGTACTCGCTCGGATACAACTGATACTTCGGGCTCATGTCGAAGAAGTCGATGTTCTTCCGTGCCCACTCGTTCGGAGGCTTCGAACCGTTCGTCTCAAAGTGAATCTTCAGCCCCTTCGCCTTCAGCCCCTCTATCAACTTGTGAAACGCCTCGCTGTCCTGCCGTAGCATGGGCTCGCCGCCCGTTACCATGACAATCTTTGCCCGCTTGTAGGTGGCGAACGCCTTTGTCTCCCACGGAGCCAGAGCCAGATGCTTACAAGCCTCCTTCCAAACTCTGTCCACCAGCTTGTCCACGCCCCATACCTCTCCACGCTCGCTGCCGTCCCACGTCCACTTCGTATCGCACCAAGATAGGCCGCCAGTATTGTTCCGCCAATGGCACTTCATGTTGCAGCCCATGAACCGCAACACCACGATACGTTCGCCTGCATACGGCCCTTCTCCCTGCCAGCTTTTGACTGGTGTGCGCTTGTCTACGCCCGCAATCTCCATCCTGTTCACCTTACCCCGAACCATTCTCCTTATGCCTGCAATGACCATCGCCGCACCTCTTCCTCGAATGCCTTGCCTGCTTCTCCGTTGTTCATGTTCATCAGCCTGAGCGGCGGGAGACATGTTGGCGTTCCGCTTGTGTTCTCACAGTACAATCCCATCCACGCTGCCTCCGAGTTCCCCGCCGTTGCGTCAGCCCATTTGACTCGCTTCTCCGCCTCTACATCTGGGATGACCCCAAACTGCTTGTGGATAGCCGCCCTCACCCGTGCCTCCAGCTCCCTGTATCCTGCCATGCAATCCATGTGCTTTAGCGGGCCGGGAACGTCTACCAGATACGCCTCAGAGGCATCATGTAGCAACGCCCGTAGCTTGTCCCTTGGCTCTACCAGCTCACTGACGAACAACGAGTGCTGCGCTACGCTCCACCACCTGCCGTGCCCTGCCCACCTACACAACTTCCCCAGAGCGAACCCTATCTCCGACTCCAGATACCGGAAGTCCTCAGGCCGTTCAAAGTAGAACACCTGCCCACTATGCGTGGCAATGTACTCCCCTGTCATCTACGGATACCACTGATAGCTTACGCCGCTCGCGCCGTTCGCGTTACAGTTCATGTTGACGATATTGTTTGCGCTCCCGTATAGCGGAAGGGCGTACGTGGGCGGGCTCCCTGTCGTGTACGTTATGGATGTCCCGGTGCCTGTCGTAATCCACGGCTGAACCGTGCCCACGATGGTATACGTTCCCGGGTTCACAATGTAAGGGCTCACGTTCGGGTTGAACGGCGTGCTCGGGCTTGGCATGCTGGGCGGAACTGGGCCGGGGACGTACATCCCACCTCGCTTCTCCATGTCCATTCGCGTCCGCTCATCCTCAATCTCCTTGTCCGACTGTGGCTCCACATGGAACAGTTCACCGATGTCGAACTTAGGCTTTGACATACTTACTCCTTGATGGGCACCTGCCCTGCTGGGATTCCCTGACTCTCCCGGGGGCCAACCGATGGCGTGACGGGCCCCGGCTCGTTTGTCGGAAGCATCTTCTTTGACGCCTCTTCCTCAATCTGCTTCTCTGCCTGAGCCAGCGCCTTCCGCATCGCCTCCAGCTGTTCCTGTCGAGGGTCCAAGATGGGCATCGTCCGAATCTTCTCTGCCTGCTCTGCAAGCTGCTGAGCAAGTCGCTTCCAGCTGAACTGTGGATACAACCGCATGTTGATTTCCTTCTTGCCCATGTCGAACGCCTTCGCCAGCTTCTCAGCTGCATCATCCGGGTCCGCCGCATGCTCGAACGTCCACACCGTAGGCAGCGTTGCCGTTGCCTTGATGAACTGCGCCCTGTCACCGAAACACGAGAAGATTTCGCGGTGAATCGGCGTGTCCGTGACTACCGCGGGTAGCCCACATGCCAACGCTTCCAGCAGTGGCTCATTGAACCCTTCCGCTGCCGTACAACTGATGAATGCGTCCCCGAGGTTGTACATCGTCGCCATCTCCGCCGTAGTCAAGTCCCACGTCATCAACTTCATGCCTTCCCCACTCTTCAGGAAGCATGACTTCTCCAGCCCGAGGTTCGTGACGAACAGCGGCAAGTCGAATCCGCCGTACGGGTTCGTGTGCAGATACAGGATAGCATCGCTCCGCGTCTGTTCCGTGGGGTTCTCAAACGTCCATCCGGGCGAAAGATACTTCCTGAATGCCATCATCGACAATGGAATCGCCTTCCTGTAATCCATGTTCGCTCCAACGAAGATTGCCATCTTCTTGTCTGTCGGCAACCCTGTCCCCTTCCTGTCTGTCGGGAACGTTCGGAACATCCCGGGGTCCACACCGTTATACAAACAACCAACTCTGTCCTTCGGAGCGCCCTGCTTAATCAACGCATCTACACCTACCTGATTCGTGACGTACGTGAAGTCGGCCTGCTTGTCGATAGTCTCAACGAACTCGGGTGGCAGTGGTGTAGCCTGTACCGGCGTGTAGTTAATCAGATGTACTCCCAGCTGGTGGCACATCCCAATCAGCGAGTACGGCGTTGGCACGTACTTCGGGATGAAAATCCAGTTGTCCCTGATGTGCATCATAACGTCAGGATGGAACTTCGCAATTGACTTCTGCAGCATGAACGGCGTTGCACCCGGATAGATATCCAGCCCTTTGTAGCGCACCGGCTCGCCAGCGTGTCCCAATCCCATCGCAGCCACTTCGTGCCCCAACTGGTCAAGCTCGTTCAGCAAGTTATACGTGTTCTGTCCGTAGCCCGTGTTCAAGCCCGGCGAATCAGACAAAATCAAAAACCTCATAGCTTCCACTCCCTAATCGGGATGACATGATGCCATCGGCTTCTGTCTCCCCAAAACATGCCGTTGCGGACGTTCCACCTTCCATCCAGCCCCGTTGTTATCATCGTCTGGTCCTCATTACAAAGCACCGTGTTCCCCTCGAAGTCAATCGTTGGTGTCCCATTTTCAATAAGCAACTTCATTCGGACGCCTCCTCAGCCACCGAAACCTCGATTCGAATCTTGGCTCCCAGCGGGATGTTCTGGAACAACGCGTTGCCCTTGTTCGCAAAGCGTAGCTTCCACTTCTCCTCTGTGCCAACCTCAGTTCCCGTCACTCCAATTCCGCGATACGAGTTCATGCTCACTTCCCCTTCAATCACTGTTTGCTTCATTCCTTCACCTTCAATGCTTTCAACACTTCGTCCATGCTCGCCTCTGCCGCCTTCTTCGTCTCAAACCCGCTGGACCCCCACTGACAGAACTTCTCTCCCCGCTGTTCAATCTTGTAGGCCCAGCCACCCTTCTCCCGCCATAGCCCCGCCCAAATACTACTGCTGCCCACTCGCTTCATCAGCTATCACCTCCTCCTTTTTCTTCTTTTCGGTCCACTTCCGATGAAACACGTCAGACAAATGCTTGGCATCCTTCTTCCCAAGCACCTGCGTCAACTCAGTAGGAGATGCACTCACTACCTTATCAAGGCTACGGAACGTCTTAAGCAATGCCTCGCCCTTCGTTTCGCCAATCCCATCGATGCCACGCAGAACGTCCACGCTCTCCTCGTTAGCCGTCCGCTTGTCCTTCGTGAACCCGAGCATTCGCGGGAACGTCTCTTCCTGCGCATCGCCAACCTTCTGAGTCAGCCTCTTGATTAGATTCACTGTCTCAGACATGTTCTCCGTAGCCATCAGTGTGATGTCATTCCATCCATACATTATGGATGCCTTCGTTCCCGCAAGCCTAGCCTCCGTTATCGAAGAATCCCACTTTGAGGCGTCCTCCAGCAATCCTTCAATCAACAATACCTTCTTGTAGCCCTCGAACTTTTCGAGCCCCTTCATCTGAGCCCACAGCCGTCCGTCCTTCAAGCTTGCGAACAAGTCGTTGATTTCCTTGCGCTCGATGACGAATCGTTGCTTCGGCCCTTCGATGATGAAGTCGCCAAACGTCAACGTCCGCATTTGTGCCCCCGGAATCAGTGTCAGCAGCTCCTGCGCCAGATGCTTCGGTTCCCGCGTGTCAATGATTAGCGTCACGGCTCGGGTGCTCCACATGACTTGCATCGACCATCATCAAACCCTCGCTTCGTCCCGCAGTAATCACATCTCTTTTCGAGCGCTCCTTGTAGGAAATTGCCGCCGCCGATGATAAAGGGCAGCATACCGAAGCATCCCATCACTCCAACTGTTGACGTTGCGTAGGCGTAGGCTCCAGTTACCGTCCCTCTAAGCGGTTCGATTTCCCGAGGGTCAACCCCAGCCTTGTTGCCAAGCCAGTTCCACGCTTCGGCTTCCGCTTGCTCGTGACTTACCAAAACAGGTGCTTCCTGCGCTTTTCTAAACCAACTCATGTTTCCACCAACAAATCCCGAAGATGACGAGCTATCGCCTCACAAGTGATAACCCGCTTCCCCTTCTGCATCGTGCCGTCTTCCATCTTAACATCCAGCCCCGTCTCGCTTGCCGTTTCCAGCTCTTTTGCCAACGCCTTGAGCTTCACTCGAAGCGGGTCGTTCTCAACCATTTCAGCTGCTCGCTCGTAGGCGTGGGCTGCAATCTCACCATACATACCGTCGTCGGCCTCCTTGGCCTTTGCTCGCAACTCGTCTGCCAATCGTGTCATTCCTTTTTCTCCTCTATTTGCTTCTGAGGGCCAGTCACCGGCCCGCTCAAAGCCTCACAATCCTTTTTCCACTTGCAGTATCCACATAGCCATCCTGTCGTCCTGTCGATGATTTTACCAGCATTGATGGCCTCCTGAACCTTCCGCACCTTCTCTTCAAGCTCTGCCTTTGCCGCCTTAGCATCCACATCAAAAGCAAATGCCCGCATCCTCAAGATTGGCTCGCCCCTCGCTATGGCTTCCTCAAGCTGCCTCTTCGTGGGAATCACCGGGCGGAAATACAGAAGCGCTCCCTTGTCCACGTTCGCTCCCGTCTGCTCGTTGTACAGTGCCGCGTAGTAGCTCACCTGCTTGATATGATGCGCGTTGGGGCTCCGAGGAACCGTGGCCACGAACTTCTTGTCGATGATGACTCGGGTGCCATCGTCCCACTTCTTGACTTCATCGATGTGCCCGAGAATCTTCACCTTCGTTCCGTTCACATCAAGCTCCCTGCTCAACCCGAACTCATGCTCATCTGTAATCGGAGTCTCGTGCAGCTTCGTGCCAATCCACGTTCGCCACAGGCCCTCTTTGTCCATCTCCTCGCCTTCTTCGTGGTTGCTCGTTTCCTTCTCTTCGTGCAGCCGAGCATATTGGATGCTCCGTAGACACTCGTAGCTCAAGCCGCTGACGTGGAACCCGGGCTCCCTGCCAGCCGCACCCATCTTGCTGTAGGCACGGACGCCCTGCTCAAACAGCTCTTCTATTTCGTGTTCCAACGTCTCGTCTTCAGCTTCCATTTACCACTTCACCCTTCCGTTTGCGTGACTGATGAACACTCGCTCGAAAATGGGAGACAGCAGCTCCTTATTAGCCTTTGTGGCGAACTCGAATTCCTCTTCCGACAGCCCTCCTTCGCCTCCGTGTACCTCTTTGTAGTCGTCCAGCTTGCTCCAAGCCGTCAGTTGTTCCGGCGTTAGCGCTGCGATGCTCTTGATGTAGAACTCCCGTCCGAACTTCTCGCTCACCTTCAGCACCCCGCTCACCACGAACAGCTCGTTGCCCTCAATGATGTCCACCACTGCCTTGTCCGTCCCGATGCGCTCGAACGACTCGATGCCCGACTGGTCCCCCGCAATCATCCGGCAAATGTAGAATGGCACCCGCCCCGTGTTGTGCTCGCATCCCTTCCGCTTGTTGCACTCTTTGCAGACATCCATCGTGTTGACGCTGCTTTCCACCTTCGTGACAATCAGCGACACCGGCATGTCCGCCTTGAGTTCCGAGATGCTCGATAGCTGATAGGCCATTGTCTGCAACGACATCGAAGGCTGATTCAGAACCTTCTTCCGATACAGACTCTCAATCAGCTTCGGGTTGCTCATTACGTACGGATAGTGTTCCCGTCCCCACTTCTCGATTTCCGCGTCCATTACACTGTCTCCAACTTGACGTGGACCCTCGTTCCCGCCGGGAACATTTTGTTTGCCGCCCATAGCTTGAGTTCGTCATTGACAGAAACCACGATTCCGCCCAAGCCCATCTCGCGGATTACGCCATCAAACTCAAACCCAGCAACGACTTTCAGCATGGTTCCCGACTTGGCCCCCATCTTCGGCTCCATCGCTTCCTTCAACTCTGCCACCGCTGGCTCCAATTCTTCGTCCATTTCTTCACTCCTCGTATGTTTCCTCTTCAATGGATGCCAAGTAGCCCACAGATGTAGCGAGCACTCGGTTCAGTCCTTCCAACAGCTCGTTGTACTCCTTGCTGTCCATCGTCACCTTCTCTGTCGTATTGGCGTCCAACGCTCGCAATGCGTCGCTGAACACGTCTGTCGTCGCAGATGGCGGAAACGGCGGGTAACGAAACACCGCGTCCCCATCAACCGTGTGCCTCTGAACGTAAGCGAAATACTTACCCAGCTTTATCTTCCACTTCTGGATACCTTCCACCCGCAGTGCCATCGCCTTCTCTCGCCTCTCCTCGATTTCCTTTCGCAGCTTTGCTGCATCTACCACAATCTTCATCTTTGTTCTCCTTGCCCAAACAACATGTCCAATCCCATGCTCTCTTCCTCTTCTTGTCGAAACACCAGTAGCTTGTCGCCCCGCTTAATCTTTGGACGGGCGAAATCATCCTCTGGCGCAATAATCGTACCGTGATATTTCCACTTGTTGCCTTTCTTATCAACAAGAGTAACTACATCCCCAAAATTAATCTGAACATACTCTGTCATGTCACGCCTTCTCCATGATGATTTTGACTTTCGTTCCAACAGGAAACATCTTGTGTGCCGCCCAAAGCTTGTGCTCGTCAATCGGCCGAATAACTGCCCCGCTAAGCCCAATCTCGACGACATTGGCTTCGAATTCAATGTTAGACTTTGTCTTCTCTTTAGTCCATACCAAGACTTCGCCCGGATGTACTGTCGGCAATTCTACTTGCTCCTCTTCTGTTAGCTCGTTTTCGCTCATTTCACCCTCTTGCATAAACCGACTCCTTATAAGGCTTTAGCCTGTTTCACCCACTTTTTCTCAAGTTCAATGACTTTCTCTTCCGCCTTGGCAAGTTCGGCGTTCAACTTAATCCACTCAACGGCCATCTTTTGCCATCGCTTGTGCACTTCTTTACGTTCCTGCTGCGCCTTCTTAATCTGTTCCTCAAGCTTCATTGTTTCCACCTATATTTCGGTTCCCAACTCGAATCACCAAGGGCCGTTCGAATACGTTCTATAATCTGCCCGTCCCAATAAATCGGACATCCACAACAATCTACCGACATCTGAACAATATCACGTACCAATTGTTTCCATTCTTCTTCGCTCATTTCTTCGCCTCGTGTGCTACTCTTTGTAAAAAGATTGCCATCCTATGGAAAATCTTGCTCCGCTCAGGCAATTCATTGTATATCGCCTTAGACCAAGCTTCTGCATGTGCTGCCAGTTCAAGTGCCTCTTTCCTATCTTTATCATTCATTTTTCTCCTTCAATTTCTTCTTAAATTCCGCCAATTCATTTCGTGCCGTACGTAATGCCTGTTGTTTCATCTTTACTTGAACCTGCAAACATTTCAAATCATCTTTGTCCCACAATGGCTGCATACTCTTCTCATACTCAACTTCGTGCTTCTTGCACCGCTCAATGCCCGTGGTCTCCGGACAGAAATCATCCCAATGAACTACTGTCTTACACCCGCAATAATCAGTTGCGATAACCTTCTCTGGCATTACTTCGTCTCCTCTAAATACACATCAAGCGAAATCTTAGGCTGCTTCTGCGGAAGACACGTCTCCAATCTCTGCACCATTGGTTCTATTTGCTTTTTCCAAATTACGTTCAAATCAAGCAATTTAAGGATTTCTTCATCTGTTCTCCCGTTTCGAACAATCGTTTGCCCCTTGGGCCCAACCCAATAAGTTACAAACCCAATAACTCCTTGTCCCTTATCCGTAAGTTGCTCATAAGCTTTCAAATGCTGAACCTTTACTTTATAATCACGTTCCGTGTCTATACTCTTAGTAATCGCCAAATCGTCTAATGGAATCTTACCACCAAAAAATGCTTGTCTTTCTGCCACAACTGCGTCACTAAGCCTCTTACCTACTTCATCTTGCGGCCCTGTTAACATAGCTCTAAGCAGTGTTTCTTGACAATCCCTTGCGTGGGGACTCCAATCGTTTCGAATCATCTCCAACCCCTTAACGATAAGCTCGCCGTCCTCCGTCATAACCGCATATCGCTTCTTGGTGGCCTCTCCTGCCTTCTTGCCAGTGCCCCCGAAAATAAGGAACCGGCTCGCATAATACTCAAGCTTGACGGGATATGGTGCCAATCGCTTGTTGACAATCTTCAATACCGCTTCCGCCTTATCTTTCGGAATCTGAATCGAACACGAATCCGTGTCGCTGACAATCGGAACGAACCCCAAGTCCTCCGCAATCTTCCGCAGCTCCATCAGCTGGTCCCGTGCGTTGGACGTGATGAACGCCGCAATCAGCCGGTTGCTATATCTGAACCCGCCGTTGCCGAAGATGCCGTACGACGAGTTGGCCAGCTTCTTGTAAGCCTCCCGGAGCGCCCCAGTGCTCGCTGCCTTGAGCGCCACGAACTCTGCCTCCGACTTCTGCATCACTCGCCACACCTCCTCCCCCTCGCCTTTGTACTGGTTGTTGATGACAACGTTCGGATACAAGCTCGTATAGTCGAACATCGCCGCACCGTCGTAGATGCCCGGTTCGCCGTACAACACCAACCCGCCTTGGTAGCTCCCTTCCTTCTTCTTGAAGCCGTGCCCGCCTTCCAACCACAGCCCGAACTTGCTGCGGTTCTTCATCAGGTAGTTCTCCCACATAGCGATGGCCCGCAAGTTGTCGGGTGCCGGCATGATGCCCGTCAGGCTCCCCAACGCGTACTCCGTGCCAATCAAATCCAGCTTCTTGATGATAGCCTCCATAACTCGACAATCGTTCTCGTTGTACGGAATCAACCCTACCTCATCTGGGTCGAGCTTCTTCCCTACCTTCTCCCGCCGAGCTACCACATCCAACCCCCGCCGAGCATGTCTCGGACTGAACGCTGCGTACAACGACATGCTATCAATCTTTCGAACATGATTCCAGTACTCGTTGAATCCGCCGCTCAAGTTGTTCAAGATGCGGAAGTCATACTTGTCCCCGTTCCATGCCGTTACCGCCGCCACCTTATGCGCCTCAAGATACTGAAAGTAGTCCTTCGGCTCCGTGAACGACTCGTACTTGCCTTCCAGAACCGAGCCAATCAATGCCAGCTTCCCCGTCTTCCTGTCGCTTTCGATATCCATGTATGAGATGCGGTCGGGCAGGACCCACTCTATCTCCCCGTCTGCCCCCAGCCGCCTATCGAGATACACGATGTCATCCTCCGCCGATTCCTTAGCCTTTGCCCGTAGCATCTTTGTCAAATGCGGGGACATCATCTCAATCTTCCACATCTCCTTCTCTTCGATTGCGTTGGCCTTCAGAATCCGTATCTTTTCCTTCTTGCAGCTGACTACCCCGAACCCGCCCTTCAGCTCCGCGTCTGAGTAGAAATACGGATAAGGAATCTCTTTGCCTATTGTTACTTCGGACACAGTTCCGTCTGCTCCCATTATCCAAATTCTGTTACCACCACCGTAACCCGCCGACACCGCCTTAAACTTCACGATAGCCTCCCATTATCTCCGACAGAGCCTCTTCGAAACTGACACATGAACGCCTGTCCCAATAGATGTAGCTGCATCCGCTACAGTATATCTGACTCGTCTCCCAATGGCCAGTCCATCGCACGAAAAGCGTGTCGTGATGGCAGACTATCGACTTCAGCTGCCGTAGCTCCCTCTGAGGGGCCGCCGTGCCCGTAAAAAGGTGTCCTGATATGGATTCCGAACCAGACAGGGTTGTACGGCCATTCTTGGCCTGTTTCTGACTATCCCGGAGAGCCATTGCTACCCTCCTGCCCCAACTGCCTCCGCCGATGCAATGAAATTGAAGGCCAATACGCACAATCTCTTCGCTCTACATATGGGCACACTGTATTGGGAACCCTGCTGCATTTGAACGGATTCAGGTTCATCCGCTCGATGTAGCCCAGCTGATACTCGCTGATGGCCGGGTTGAAGTCTCCAGCGTAGTCCTTCAGCAGGTTCCACCCCTTCTGCTTCTCGCCGTTCTGCACCAAGAATGAGAACAAATGCAACCGCTCCGTGTGGTCAAGCTCCCCCGTCTGCATCATCGTCTTGATTCCAACTCTGATGCATGGCGGGTAAGCTGACTCCTCATACAGGTGCTGCGCCGCTGGCGATGGCGAGAATTCCCGTTCCGCATCCTTTGACTCCCCCACCACAATGACTACAGTTCGAGGCTCTTTTGCCGTAAGCGTTTCAACCGCAACCCCTCCAGCATTGAGGAACACCATCATGTTATCCAGAGGCTCATCGATAGCACTTTCATCAATCCGCACCATGTAGCCGCCCTTCGAGTTCTTACTCATAGGTAGGCGTGCCATCCGCCGCACGTCCCCAACCACATGACTGTCCACCAGCTTCCCGATGTCCCACTTCTTCACGAGCGATGCAACTACCTGCTTGTATCGGCCAGTGCCCTCTATCGGACTCTCCAAGTCCCAATACAAATGCGCCCCGCGTCCTGTCGTGTAAAGCCGAGATGGCGGAACCTCACATTTGCCAAGCAACTCCTTCACCTTCGTCTGCCAGCACTCGCCCTCTGCATGAGCATCCACGTCCATCAGAATCGTGTCGAACGAACTGCCGTTGATTTGCTGGTCGCTAAATACCGCCGCATACTCATCTACCCCAGCCCAATTCGCTTTGAGCCAGTCGAACCCATCGCCGGGCCTACGAGGGATTTTGAACTCCCGCTTGTCGTTGATGTGCCCGCGTGTCCAGTAGCGAAACTCTTGTGCCGTAATCACGGGATGTTACTCCGAATCAAATGCGAGAGTGCTCCAAGTGCAATACCAATCCCAAGCCCGCTCCACCAGAAACAGAATGCTTGGTGTCCACCAAACCATGATACCGGGCCATATCCACCTGCTAACCCAATGATAAACTCGGCCACTCCAATTACCATGAGCAATACACACCCAGCTTCCTTCTCGTCCATCTACTCTTCGTCCTCTTTGCCCTTCTTCGCTGCTTCCAGAATCGCCGTGATGTCCGCCTCGGTGCTACTGACGAACGCCTTGTCCGTATCGATGTGCATCCAACAAGAGTTGCCCCACTCCTTCGCCCCGGGACTTCGCACCGCCCAGCATTTTCTATACGTGTCGAGAACTTTCTTCTTTGGCTTCTCAAGATAGGCAACGTTCTTGCTGTAATAGCTCACTGTGCTGCCTCCCCGCATCCCGGCCATCTGCCACGGATTTGTCGGGTTCAACGAAGCATGGTTTGTCGTTATCAACGGAGCGTTCACCCGCTCCATCAACTTCGATAGCGCAAAGACGAGATATGCCGTAGCGTCCCCCCGCCCGGGAAAGTTCTGCAGCGTGCTTCCAAACTGCAGCCGGAACAAACTCGACATGCTATCGATGACAATCAAGCAGTTGTCCCGCTTGCGTCCGAATCCACCCGCATCGTACACCGTTGGCTCACTGCCCCGAACCTTTCCTCGGAACTGGACGTTCATCTTCCCCTCGCCGTACTCCACGTCCACTTGATAGCCCAGCCACTTCATCAAGTCATCGTAGTCCACGAACCGCCGATAGTCTACCAGCTCATTCATGTCTTTGAGGCCGAACCGCTTCTCCAACTTGGGCTTCCATGCGCCCCAGATACCCGAAGGGCTGTCAAAGTTCAACCCGCCCTCCGTGTCCAACCACAAGGTTCGAACTCCCTGCGATTCAAGTGCCGCCACCTCCGTCATCGCCAGCACGGTCTTCCCAACATTCGGAACCCCGTAGATGGCATAAACGTTCTTTGGCTGGAACTCCCCGAACAACGGCCCGAACAACTCTGTCTTCATCTCGTCCCCTCCTCCGGCATCGATAGTTTCTTCACCCATTCTTTCACCAACTCTGCTTGCTTCAACTGCTTTCGTAGATGCTCAACTGACTGAGCGATTCTCTTCTGTTCATCCTCGGGTTGCTTGGCCAGCCATCTCTTCGTCATTGTTATGAGCGTTGGCTTACCCTTCCGATTCACGTAACCGTAGGGCTGGTAACAAAACTCACAAACGACAAGGTGCTTGTCCAGCACCTCCATCCGTTCCTCTGCTGGGATAATCAACGAAGTCGTTCGCTCCAATGCTTCGAGGAACTTCATCTCCTTCTTACACGCCTTGCACTTCATGTTTTCTCTCCTCTCGTTCTTTTTTCTTCTGCGCTATCAGCGCAACGTGGGAGCACTTCTTCCGAAATGTCCACCCTGCACAGGAACAAGTTAGCTCTCCGTTTTCATCGTAGACAACGTGTGTCCCCGTCTTGCCTTCGACTAAGTACGTCCGCAACATCCGCCTAAACGAATGTGTAGTACGTCCGCCCCGTCTTCTTGCTCGTCTTCTGCTCGATGGTTGTCTCAACCGTCTTCCCCGCATCCGTCTGCGGCTTGATGACGTTCGCGGCTTGGTCCTTCAGAATCTTACTACCGCTTCGAACCTGCTTGCCGTCTACGAGCGTGATGAGCAGAACGGGCTCCCCGCCACGTCCCATCTCCAGCTCGACGTTCTTCACGGTAATCTTCTTCCCCATCACCGCGTCCACGCTGTCCTCTCCGCCACTGCCCTTTCCGCTCGCGGCGTTAATAGCCGCAAACGTTACCTTCTCTCCCATCTTCTTTCTCCTTTCGTTGTCCTAACGGACCGTGATACCCTATCGTGGGCCTCCTTATTAGGCTTTAGTCTCCCACGGCCGAGCGTTGTGTCCGCCCGACTCCAAAATGTCACAGTTCGCACACAGCAACCTGTAACAATCTGATGTTCTTCAATATCGCGAAACCCTTGGCCTCTCTTACGCCGCTTCTCCAAAATCGGAGTCGGTTTCATATGACACCACTTAAGCAACCTCAAATCATCAACCCCGCATGCTTGGCATTCTCCACCAAAAGCGAACGCAAGCCTGTCCCATCGCTCATGATACCGAGCGAGAACAGTCTCACGGTGCGTCTTGTACCACTCCCGCATTAGAGCATTCATCTGCTCTTTGTTGCTTGAATACCGTTGTCTGTCTTTAAACAGCAGACGCTCTCGATTAGCAATTCGCCAATCATGCTTCTGTGCCGGTGTGTAGCCCATCATATTGTATGACGTTTCACCGTCCTTAAAGAGTATCTGTTGCATAAGAATTCTATTCTAAAAATGATTCCTATGGAGAGCGTCTAACGAATCTCTTTTCTTCGAATGCCCGTGTCTGAGGATTTCTAATAAAATAACACTCCTCCAAGCCCATCTCTTGTGCTACATCATGCAGCACCGCAACAAGCGGGGAGTAACCTGCCAACACAACCTTTACCGCTTCGCCGCTCTTCAACCCCTGACAAATCACCACCATACGATTCCGCACTGAGGTATAATCCATGTCCCTCGTAGTGACTCCAGAGTTGTTCACAACATATTCCCGCCGTGCGCTCTTCCCGTAGCTCCCTGCTATCTCGGAAAAGGCATCGCGGGTGGGGTTCAACTTGTTGGCGTAGACGAATACGATTCCTTCGTTTTCTGTCATCAGTAACCCTATCGTTGGCTTCCTTAAATAGCTTTGGGCACCGCGTCTAATGTCCTATCGTTGTCCCTGTAAACGCCGTGAAGTTCGGCTGCCCGAACGGTGTAATCGTAGCGTACCAAATCGTCCCAACTGTGCCCGTCCACTTGGGCTGGCTCGCGTCGTACGCTCCATCAATCCAAATCTGCGCTCCTGCCCCCGTCACCGAGTACGTGCTCGGACATCCCTTCCCCGACATCAAGAAAAAGTTCCCGTTCTGGATAATTGCGTTCCCCTCGGTGTCTTGCCGAGAATAAATCGTAATCCCGCCGTTCGCTTGGCTACTGTTGACAACATACATCGTTACCCCCGCTGCATGCGTCTCTCCGCCCACCAACGTCAACATCCCACACGAGCCTGCCGCTTGCAAGGAAATCGTAGCGTTCGACCTGTCGTACCAATTCGTAATCGTGTGGTTGCCGCCGTCCATGTAGTTCAACCCGATATTGATTCCGCCAGTGCACAATGACGTGTAGTTGCTATCGTTCGACTTTCCGCTTACGTTGTTAATGCCAATGCCGAACCCGTTGTACCCGAACGCCGAAACTCGCTTGAAGTACATGTTCTCACAGTTTGCACCGTACTGCGTGTCATAGATGAAGCCGTATCCAGCTGTCGTGTTCTGGTTGTAAAAGTAGCAGTCCTCGAACGAGTCGCTTCGGCCGTTGCCAGCAAAATGAAACACTGCGTTCGTGTTGCTGCCCGTGAACACCAGCCCCGTGAACTTGAGCGCCTCGGCATACGTCCCACTGTCTCCGTAAACCAGAACGCCATCTGCTCCCGTTGTCCCCGTCCAAATGTATCCGGGCGAGACGTTCGGAGCCCCCGTCCAACCATTGCTTCCCTGCATCCGCGACTCAACCGTAAAGTTGTTCGTGTTATGCATCACCCACCCGCTTCCATTGTAAATGAAGCGCGGGTCGAGATAAATACCAGAGTAGCCTGCCGCAATCGCTGCCGGAACAATCGTTGACAGCAACGGAGCTGTGGCCGTAGTCAACCCTCCGTGCACGAAATACAACCCCGGCGGTGCCGTTATCTGGCTGATATCGATAACCGTTCCCGTGAACGCAGAGAACGTCGGGTTCGAATACACATCAAAGTTGCCCTGAACGATAAGCGTTCCAGACGAACCAGTTACCGTAAAGTTTCCCGAGTCAAAGCTTGCGCTGAAATATGCCGTCCCGCTTCCAGAAATTACCAGTGGCGTTGACGCTGCCGCTCCTCGCCCCGAGTTGAAACTGAGTATCCCGCTACCTCCAACCTGAACTCCGAGGCCGGGGCTACCAACCGTAATCAACGCTCCGTTGTCGAGCGAAACGTGCCCGTTATTGACAGAAAGCGCAACCGAAACCGAAGACGTGTTGTTCCACGGCTCGCCGCCAGCAAACGAAATGTTGCCTACCGTCCCGCCTGCCGCAACGTAATACCCGTATGTCGCGCTCGTTCTGTCATAGTAGTTAAGCCACGTCCACTGGCCCCCGTTCAGATGATATACCCCGTACACGCCCGCTGCAATCCGAACGTTGTCCATCTTTGTGTCGTTGGACCGCAGCGAGTTGTCGTTGATTCCAATTCCAATAGCAGCATATGCCCCATCAAAATACGTACTCGCCCACTCGTTGTCTTCGTTCGCGCCCGGTACAAGCTGCGAATCGTCAGCCCATGCGAACGGCGCTACTTGAATGCTTGCCGGCGTCGAACCATTCGTGTTTCGAATGTAGCAATTGTATCCGCCACTTGCATGAACGCTCCCGCCAAAATGCAGAACTGCCCCTGCCGCCGTCGTTCCAATCAACGCCATACCAACGAACTGAATGTTCTGACAGTTAATCAACTGCATACAATCGCCAGTCGCTGTCGTAAAATTGATGTACCCTGTCGGTGCGTTGTTCCGCAGATACCCCTGCGTGAACGACAAGAACGTAAAGTTATTCACTCCAGTCAACACAATCGATGCCGCGTTGTAAATTACATCCGGGTGCACACAGATTCCCTGATACCCCGCCGTAATCGCATTGTTAATTGCTGTCTGCGTGAACCCGCTGGCCGAAGCAATATACAGATACCCCGGCGGTGTCCCTGCCCCAGCTACCCACACCGTTCCGTTATACTGCAAGACGTTGCTGGCTACCAATGACGCAATCGAAACCGGGACTCCCTGAACTCCGCTAACAGTGACTGACGCCACCGCCGTCCCTGTCAAGTCCCCGCCGAACGCCGGAGCTACACTAAGGACGACTGTCGTGCCCGCCTCGGACACCGTAGCCGTCCCGCCCAAACTGTCTTTGATTAGGAGGTTTGCCGCCATTACGTCTCCTCAAGCTTTGCTATCCGAGCCTCCAGCTTCTCAATCACTTCCTGCTGCGCCTTAAGAATCCCGACAATCCAATGCGTGTAACCCGGGAAACTGACTCCGTAGATAGGGTCCTTCACGTCTTTGCTTCCGTGACGATACGATTTGCTCCTCACTCCATCTGGGAGTGTATCCGCCGCAACTGCTGGATGGAATTCATCCATAGTCCAAGTGCTTCCATCCGGCTTAATCCATTGACGATGCATCCCGAACCGAACTCCCTTCAACTCTGCCAACACGTTGCCGCCGTAAGGCTGGAAATCTGGCTTTAGATGCGAATCAGAACCAACGTTTATCGACCCTATGCTGAGCTGATATCCAGTATTGGTAGCTGCGGCCGCCGCAAGAACCGCCGCCACCGCATTGCCCGATACATTGTCAAGGAACTCCAACGTCGTTCCAGCCATCCCGGCAATAATCTGAGCAGCAGAAGTCCGAGTGGACGTATTCATGAAAACCAATGACGGGTATATCGTGCCCGACAATGTAATCGTGCTTGCAAACGATTCGTTGGGCGTCCATGTCAACGATGCCGCCTGATTAATCGATACCTGACTTCCCGACACGTTGATGCCCGTCCCAGCCGTAAGCGCCGAAAGCCCCGTGTTCGTAATCGTGAGCACATTTCCCGAGCCAGAAATACTAATCCCCGTTCCTGCCGATAGCCCCGTAAGAACTCCGCTCCAAGCACTTGCACTCAATGTTCCAGTTACCGTCGCCCCGCCGGAGCCAAGCTGAAGAATCGTGCTGTTGTTAATTCGCATGAACACGTTCTTTCCAGACGCGGCATTCACAAACGTGTTACCAGAGCTGTCTTGAAGCATTGCATACGAGTTCGAGCCCGACACCGAACCCAAACTGGCGTTCTGAATCCCGGCATACGTAGGCCCCTCTTGCCCGAGCACCCACGATGCCGCCGCCACTCCACTATTAACAATGAGCGAACTTGCAACCGCCGCGCCTCCGAGCATGCTGACGTTTCCATCTACTGTCAGACTTCCAGCCACAACCATGTTCCCAGAGCCGTCATCGAGAGTCGTTCGGCCTGCCGGGTCGGTAATTCCGGGCACATACGTATGGCCGCTCGTATACAGAGCCCCGCCGGCACCTCCTATCAACATCGCAACATTCGTAGTTCCCGGGAAGCCATTTGCCGTTGAACTACTCTTGTTTGTCATCCCAATGATAAGCGAATCGAAATCTTCCGTGGCGAACCAGCCGAGCGTCTCGGCGTTGTCATAGAACCCACTAACCAAGGATGGCTGCGCGTTCGTATTGTTTCCCAACGAGTTCGCTTGCCCGCCAAGATATATCGGGCCCGGGCCGAACGCCATTGCCACCGAGTACGTCGCCGGATGCGTGTAACTAATGTCTACCGTTACCACGCCGCCAACGTTCCCGACTATCAACGTTTGATTCGGGCTCGATATCCCCGATAGCACTTGCCCCGTGCCGACCGTGAGTACCACCGGAATCGTGCCGCTCTCCCAGACTGTGCACGCCCGGCTTTGGCCGTCCTCAATATTCAGATTCGCTGCCATCTACCCTCCTTTACCGTCACCTGCCTACTTAAACCTTACCCCTGCGATTGCACCGCTACAACATTGAACAAAGCCAGCTGAGTATCGTCTGCCGATGCCACGAAACTTGTCGTTACCGTCTCGCCGCTCTTGAACGTGACTTGAACCCCCGTCTGCGAAACCTGCACGTCCTGCACAATACAATTATACAACGTCGTTCCGTCCGCAAAATTAAGCGTGTACAAATTCTGCCGTGTAATCGATACCTCGCTTCCTTGAGCGAACGTTGCTGCCACCGTGCTAACGTGAATCGTTGCGTAAGGCGCTATTGTCCACTGATAAAAGTTCTGAACCGCGAACACGTTCTGAGTGCCGATGAAAACTGGGTATCTTCCCGGAGCATATATCGGCCCTCCCGTCAACTGAACTGTTCCCGTGATACTTGCTGAGTACTCAAAAATCCACGTACCCTGCGTTCCACACGCTGTAACCGCCGCAATCGAATAGTCTGCATCCCAATCTACGTCTTGAATCTTCCACCCCGCCGGCAACGTAAGCGTCTGTAAGACAGTGCCACCCGGAAGTGCTCCGTTAATCGTGTACTGCTGAACGAACGCTACTGTGTTCGTGCCAGCCAAAAGCAACCCGTTCCCGCCGATAATCGCTGCCCCCATCAATACCCCGCCGGGAACGAACGTCCCAACGTTCACCGTACCAAGGACTCCCGTATTCGTCATGAACCAGTACGGAATCAAACTCCCGCCCGTGCAAGCATAAAGCCAATTTGCCGGCGCATCCACTATCAATCCAGTGACATTATACGCCGTGGTTCCAGCAATCGTGCCTATCACAGACACCACCGCGCCACTGCTCGTTCCAACCACCCACTGGCCTATTCCCTGCGACGCAATCGTATTAATCGTTCCACTAACCGAGGCCACTTGTGATGTCGTTCTCATGTACCAATTCGTAGCATAAATTGCGCCTGCCGTGCTCGCTGTAAACAGTGTATCCTGCCCATCGTAGTCGATGTTCTGCGCTCTCAACGAACCAGCCACTCCAATCGTTCCAGCGATAGACATGTTACCCGTCATAAACCCGTTGAGCCTCGATATCTGCGTCCCGGCTACCACGCAGTACTCAGGGCTTTCCGAGTTTCGAACATAGGCCCCGCCAACAAACCCACTTTGCAGCTTCGTGACTATCGGAACTGTCCCACCTGTCACTGGCGAAAGAAACACTCCAACGCTCGGAACGCATGTAAACCAATACTTGTTGTCGCCAATGTATGCATTGATACTACCGAGGATGTCTACCCCCGACACATCGAACCAACGATTCGTCATAATCACCGCCGTCCAAACGCCATTCTCGAACGTAGCCTGATACTGCAATGCGATGTTCGTCAAGTTCGTCTGGTCTGAAGCCGTTACGAACAACCAGTCGCTACCGAGCGTCCTGCTTGGCTTGCCGATTCCAGCTACACCAGTAATTATACCTCCCGAATCCTGCTCACCAACCACCGTCCAATTTCCGTACTCCTCGCTTGGGTCGTAATTTTTGCTCGTGCCAACAATCACATCTCTGTTCTCTGTCAGCGTTATCGTCCCAACTGCCGCATTACTTGGCAAGTATCGGTAGTTCGTCAGCATCAAGTTGCCGACAGCATCCGTGTATGCCGTGTAGCCGAACCCCTGCGCAATCGATTCAATCTTCTGCAGCACCTGCCCGCTTGAGAAGCCCCATCCAAAAATCTGCGGAATCTCGCCCGCCGGGATATTGATGCCCATCCGCTCCGTCTGCGTTGCCCCGAGCCCACCAACTTGCAGCGCATAGCTTTTGAGCAAATCACTTACCCCCAACACCGCCGAATCCCGTGAAATGTCTCCCGCGTTGCTTACCGCCTGAGCCAAACCATACCCGCCATCGTAGGCCGTAAAATCATACGTATAATCACTGTTCTTGTTCACTGCATACACCCACCCGTAGAACGCAGGATGGCCGCGATAGTAAAACTCAACTCTGTCTCCGATACCAATCGATGCTCCTATCGTCGCCAACGTTGTGAATGCCAAACTACCAGCAATGCTTATCATCCGTTCTGTGCCAATCTTATACGCGGGAATCACTGTCCCGACAAGCACTGTGCCGCCAGCATGGAATATCTGACATGGATACTGCGTTCCGCCGCTTCCAATCTGGTTGATGACATTTGCGCCGTAGAAGAAATACGGTGTCGGCGCTACGGCTGGAGTTACGGTAACTGAACCAACCACTTGCGTCGAAAAGACTGTCATGCTACCTCAGATAATCGTCCCCGCGTACATCGTCATTGTGCCCGTGAACGTGTTCGGCTCCCCCTGCACATACGTCAGCTGCATCGTGTAGATGAATCCCTGAATACTTATCGTGCCCATCTCGGGCACCACGAGATTGTACCCCGCCGTGCTGGCCCCCGGCTGGAACGACCCTGCCAGCGCACCAGTGGCGTTCCCACTCAATAGAATCCAGTCCCCGGCCACTGTGCCCGTACTATTGAGCGCCCCTGTAACCATCCAACTAACCGTAACCGATGGCTGCCCGCCACCAAAGTTCATCAATAGCGGAATGTTCTGCAGCGGAATCGGCATCTGCGTTACCTCTACTTGCTGGTTGAACGTCAACGCTGTCGCTATCGGGAAATTGTACTGCGCATTCGTCGTCAAATCTTGTATGTACATCTCACCACGTCCTCAAGCGCCTAACTTGATTCGACATCTCTTTCGCCACCGCCTGTGCCAATGCTTGGATGTTCGTATCGCTTGAAATCGAATTCCCCGTTACGTTCACCGTGATGTTCGCCTGCCCAGAGCTTCCAGCAGGAATCACCGTCTCGCCAGCATGGATATATGCCAACGTATTCTGCGGAACGTATCCTCCAGTCTGCAAACTCATAACCCCGTTTATCAAACTCTGCCCCCAGTTCGCGGGGTTCGCAGACTGCAGTGCCCCGCCAATGCTATTCAAGATGTTCATAATCGTGTTAATCGCACTTCCGATTGCCTGAAAAATCGGTTGCATGATGCCATCGAAGAAATTCCAAACGTCCATGATGATGCTCCACACCCCGCTAATCGCTGTCTCAATTACAGACATCACCGATGCCACGATGCCGCTAAAGAATCCCCATATCGATGACAAGATATTCCACACCCCCGTGAGGATGTCGCGAACCTCTCCAATTACCTCCCCGAGCGTTCCAACAAACCAGTTGTAGATATCTTTGAACACAGAAACGAGCGAAGATACCCATGCCCCCAACACCCCCACAAACCAGTTGTAAACCGCAACTTCGTCGTTATGAAGCGCCTGCATCCCGCTCGATATACCGCCAGCCAAAAAGTTGCCGACACCAACGAATACCTGCCCAACTGCTTCGAGGCCGTGAAGAATGTCCAAATCCACCTGACGAATGAAACCGGCCACTGCAAGAATTCCATTCCAAATTCCAGTAGCAACAGAAACGACTCCGCTGATAGCCGTATTAAAAATCCCTCCCAGCCACGAAATGATTGCGCCGATGACGCCCGCAAGCCAGATGATACTGTTGATGACAATCATGATGACATCGTACCACAACGTCACGTAGCCTACAATCACTTCCCAAATGTATCCCAGCACCTTCGAAATTATCGGCGTAATCTCGTTGATGACTTTGAAAATCGCTGCCCACGGAAGCTTTCCGAGCAGCTGCAATAGCGGCATCAAGAATGGCATCAAAATCGCCATCAACACCATCGCCAGCGGCAACAGCGCCAACGACATGATTGCGCCGATGATTTTCATAATCGCCTTAATCGGACCCAACGACTCCAGCACATCCGCAATCTTACCCAAGATGCCGAGCCCAGCCATCCCACCAGCTACACCGGCTGCAACGCTGCCGCCGCCTTTTTCAACAATCCCCTCTTTGGCCTCCTTGTGCGCCGAAAAATCATACAGCCCAGCCGTAACTCCTGTCGCGAGCGGCCTCCAATCGAACTTGGGCAGCAACCCCGGCTTCTTCTCGGTTCCTTCTGCCGCCCCTCCTTCGCCCGATGCCGCTTTTACTACCTTAGCTGCCTCTTGAGCAATTGCTCCACTCCATGCCGACTTCGCTGCTTTGTCTAACGCCGAGATGAATTCGGGAGATACTGATGCGCCGGTTAGCTTTGCTTCCTGCAATGCCTGCTGAACAGGAGCGTAAATCTGCCCTTTCAACTTATCCAGCCCCGCAAGCTGGGCCTGTATCGTGAACTTCTTAACTTCTCCGGGCATTCAAACTTCGCTCCAATTCCACATTCTCCCGCTTCAGTCGTTCCAAAAAGTAGACGACTTCAACGAAGGACATATCAAGTAAGTCCGCCCGCGATATATAAAAGTTCCGAGCGAACGCGTATTCTATGTCGAACTGATTTATCTCTATCTCAGTGAGCTTCCTCTCGAAAGGTTCCGGGCGTGCTACCCATCCCGTTGTACTCCAAAACCTTCGCTTGCAAGTCCAACCCGTCCGTAACGTCAAGCTCATGGAAGTCCGTCTTCCCGTCTTCAGCCCTAACCGACGCCTTCATCAGTTCGTCCACCAGCTTCGTCATGTCGAGCTTGCCCCTCGATATTCCGCCCATCAGCTCGACAGTGCTCATCGAGCCCATCGCTTTCTGATACTCACCGAACTTGAGTCGGCGGATATAGAACTTAGTCGGCTTTCCGTTCACCACATACTCTGTTTCAATCTCGCTCATTGTTTCCCACCTTCCTTAACCCCTTCGTGTATTTATAGCTTCCAACCCCCGATTTTAGCCTGCCCCGGCCGTTGGAGGTGCCGTGATAGGCTTTACCGTGCCCCGAGCCTTGCCAGCCCCGTTTCCGCTAATCCTATGCCTATACAAACGTAATCTGCTGGGCACTAAAGTCGAACTTGTCCGTGGCTTCCTTGACTGGCTCCAAGCCCAATGTCCCCTTCGTCAGATAGACGCCCGTAAACGTGACAGTGTGCGAGCCCATCGTGACAGTAATCGTTCCGCCCGCGTTCGAAGGCACTACCGTGCTTCCAAGCACTGGCAGGTTCATCAGCACGTCAAACGCTGCATCGTTATGGAATGCTGTGATGTCGCCCGTGATTTCGCTCTTCAGCGGCAAATACGCCTGATAGGTTGCGCTGCCGAGGGCATAGTACAAAGACGCTCCCGTGTCGATGTTAAAGTTCAACGACTGAATCAACTGAGTCGTTGGCCCAACCGTCATAGCAACGTCCTTCCACGTCAAAAGCTGGCTCGGAATCGTCCCTGCCAAAACCGTCCCGGGCACCACCGTTCCGAACGATGCTCCCGTGCCTGTCAACGTAACCTCCACCGGAGAGCCTTGTGTTACCGCAAACTTGGCCGTATTGAATGCAATCCCACCCACGATGAACTTGTTCCCCTGCGGCGTCCCCAGATTCACTACCCCCGTCGCAATCGCCGTGCCCACCGTGTATGTCCCTCCCGTAGGCGGCCCAAGAACGAACTGAAGCCATCCCACCGAGTCTTCGCACATGTAGAAGTCGAGAGCGATGCCAACCTTCAGGCCATTCGTGTAAAATGCGCTCGGATAACGCTGGTTCAACTGATAGGCCGCTGTCCAGCCGTTGTCCAGCTCGTAGCTCGTAAACTTCGTCATGATTCCCAGCGATGCGAAGTCCACCAAAACCGTGCCCGAGTTGAAAGTAGTCTCGGTTCCTACATCAAGTGTAAACCCCGTGCCCGAATAGATTGTCTGCGGCATCAGTCCTCCTATGCCTCCTTCGCTATTTATACCTTGTGCTGCTCTCCGAGGGCGCGTCTTATCTCGCCGTTACGTGTCTCGCTCTCGTAGTGCTTGTCCGCGTAATACACCGCTGCTCCTGCTTTCACATCCGCTTCGAACCATCCAGTTGTGTCGATTCCGTTGCTGGCCAAGGCCACCCAAAATCGATAGCACGCGGGACAAGCCCCGCACCGACCCTCTTTACCAGAGTAGCAACTTACGACTCCCTTCAGCACGTCCATCGCATCTGGCTCATTTCGTATCAACCACCCAACCAGCTGCCCCTTTGTCTTGTCCCAGAACGGGCTGAACACCTGAATCAACGGCGTCCCCTTGTGCCGAATCGTGTTCAAAGCCGCCGTCATAACATTGAACGCCGTCTTGCTCTTATCTTCGCTGTCGTCTCCCTCAACCCCTATGATGGCCACCCGAATCACATCCTCATCCATCCATTCCTCAACTACCGCGTTGTAGGCTATTTCCGCGAACATCAAATTGCGGTAGGGGATATGCTTCGTGGCTCCTATCTCCGCCGTCGGAACCTTGAGTGCGATGTAGCCCACGTCATCTGGCAGACGATTTGCTTCCTTCTCTGAGTACTCCGTGCCCAAGTCCAAATACAAGCACAGCTCAGGCTTCAAAAATCGCCGTGCAATCGTGCTGTCCAACCCGCCGCTGTAACAAAGAACGGTCTTCATTGTAGTGCTCGCTTCCACGCTCTCTCAATAAGATGCTTGCCCGGGATTCCTCGCTTCTTAATCTTCAACATGATAGCCCACGTTACATCGTGTGTCTCCCGCGTTCCTCTCACACCGAGCTTACGTCTAACCCATCTCCGAATAGCATCATAGGGCGGCATGCTGCCGGGGCTCCGTCCCTCTTCAACGAAATCCGCATACGAAGTCGTCATAACCACAGTCCCCTGCTCTTCATCAATCTGAATTGATTTCAGAAGACGCCCCGTATCGCTGACACCCTCAGATTCTATCTCCTCACGCAACCTCTGTGCTACCCGCCCAAGATGTTCGTGATAAGCTTGTCTTTGCAGTTCCGCCTGCTCTTCATCCAACCAGTCGGGCCATCTCTCGGGCATTACGCTATCCCGCCACCCTGAATTGTCTTGAACCCTTTGATTTGGTCTTCAAGCTTCTGGACTCGTTCTGTCAAATGCTTCCAAGTGTCCATCATCTCAACCCCGCCGATGTTCTGGCTGACAAGCGCCGAATACCGCTCATTCTCCAAGAACAACTGCGCGGCTTTCAGCATCGCCAGCTCGTGAACTTGCCCGTCCATGTAAATCGTCCCTGTCGTATTGTAGCCGTAGCTGTACGTCGTCTCGACTTCAAAGCCAAGATACCAATACCAGCCCATGATGTACACCTGTCCATCCTGCGGCTCAACCCAATACTGTCCCCACCGTGCCTCTTGCTGGACGCCAGCCCACTCCTGATACTGGTTGCCGTTCCAAATCTTGAACGACTGCAACGTTTGCTGGCCCGGGATATACGGAATCACTGGGTAGAACGACAAATATACTGGGGCTCCCGTTAGATACATTCCAAAAACTGCTGGCCGCCCTATCGAAAGCGTCTCCGTCACATTGATACTGCCCCATGTCGTCCCAGCCAACGTATCAATGTTGTTGCACACAATCGGAATAATCGTGTTATCCAGCAGCTGCGCGTCAATCGTGCTGTAGTTCAAAATCTTCAGATATGCCAGAACCTCGGCCGACTGCGTATAACTGACTCCGCCTTGAAACGTGCTCGTCATTGATATACCTAAACGTTCAGCTCCTTCTTAAGGATTGCGATGACCGTAGCCAGCCCCCGATTCAATTCCTTGACGTTGTGCTCCATCTTAGCCAGTCGTCCATCGAACTCCGCGAACTTGTCTTCGATGTCATGCAACGATAGCGGCATCTACGAACCCTCGATGCTCACCAAGTCTGCCTGCAACTGAGCAAGGTCGAACCCCGGCGGAGCCACACCAGAACCCAGCCAGTCGGGGGAAATAATCGCGTATGCCTCATCGCTGTAAGCCGCATAGAAGCCCCAGCTCATTGTCTTTACCGCCCCCCACGTCACAACGTACGCCTGAGTCGCATCGTAACCAACGATACAAACACAATGCCCGTTGTTTGGGTTCGGTGCCGCGTTACCTACAGCCCCTCCCGGAGGAACCACCCACGGAGTCGAAAGCATGTCTCCCTGCACCGCAAAATCAGGAAGCTCCAGCCCGATGTAGGCCCCGCCAAACAACCAGACTGCCTGCTGTGCCTCCAACTGATTCCCCGCCTTGAGTGCCGTGTACGCCGCAATCTTGTCTTCCGAAGATGGCCCACCGCACTTCAAATGAAGCGCCCGTCCAATCCCAACGAGCCAACGATTCGCTGCTACTGTCCCACCGTAAGCCAGCCCGTTACCCTGCCATGCCTGCAGAACAGTCAGCAAGTCCAAACCATTGTCCTGCCCGCCCGTCAAAGCAAAGTAGTCGTTCGTACAGTCAGTCGTAGAGAACACCCTCGGGCTGGGCGGTGTCTCATTGTAGCTCCAGTTCTCAATCAGATGTGCCGCGCCCGCAATCGTGCAGTCTCCATACGTATCGTTACCATCCATCGGGAATGACGGGACTCCTGCCTGCCAAAGCTCCTGCGTTGGCGGTGTGCCGAGAGCCGCCGTATACCGAGCGAATCGCAACGTCCGAGGGTCGTGCCGGGGAACTTTCTTGCCGAGCCTAAACTTTCCCGCCATGCTACTCAAATCCCCGCTCAACTACTTAACCTTTCCTTCGTGGGCACTATGGGGCTGTTCGAATTTGAATCGAAACTTCGTGGTTCCAAGCCACGGATGCTACCGGGTTACACCACAGCCCCACCGCGCTTAATCCGAGCGCCGTGGCGGCAGGGGCTTCCCTTGCGCACCAACCTCTTGCCGTGTCCCTTCCTGTCCCGATACTTCACCCAACGTCCCAGTCTCTCGCACCACACCCGTACGTGCCTGTTTGCTCCGCTCATTCCACTCACCTAACGACAGCTGTCTATTCTGTCGTGTAGGCGAGTTGCTTCGCCGCCCAGCTTCCATCTTCCTCAGTTCCTTGGCAAGCCAACTTTCGCCCATCTTACGCTTGTGGTCCTCACACTGCCAATCAAACAGCCTGCCTCGTGCCAGCGGTTTGTTACATCCTTCTACCGCACATGTCCCATCGATAACGAGAGTCTGCCCCCCGTCTTCATCATCTCTCAAGTAGCTCATGTTTCACCGGGAAAGAGAGCGGAGGCTGCGACTCTCACGCTGTCGGAATGGCCTCACAACGGTTTCGCCGTGCTCCATACTTTACCTCCGCTCCCCGATACCCTAAAGGATGGCCACCTTAAATAGCTTTTGGACGGCCTCTCCACACGAACATTGCCAACCACAACCCCACCGAACAGAACGTTGCCGCCGCCCCGAGCCACAGCGTTAAGTCCAGATTGCACAGTCCGAGGATGAACAATATCGCCGCCGTGAGTCCGCTGGACTTCCTGACGATGTACGTCTTCTTGTTCAGCATCGCCGGTAGCAAAACTATCAACGATAACGCTTGACATAGCGCAATCACCGCACTGATGTCACCCAACGTCCCGAACATCACTTTGCTCCTTTACTCAAATTACATACTGGATGTGCCACCTGAACGTTATCATACGTGTGCGTGCCGCCTTTCGATAGCGGGATAACATGGTCAACGTGCCAATTCTGCTCATCTGCTGGCTGCTTACAAATACCACAAATACCGCCGTCTCGCTCCCAAACTTTCCTGCGAGATATGAACTCGAACGGGCCGTTGCTCATCTGCCGAGCCCGGTAAAGATGCCACTCTTCATTCTTCTCCATCCGATGTGCCTTACGCCACTCTGCAAAATACTCTGGATGAGCTTCACGCCACGCCTTCTGCATTTCAGGATGCAATCCCCGATATTCCGCCTGCTGAGCCCGAATCCACTTTTTGTTTGTCTCGTAATACTTTGAATCGTACTCTGGATGCGTCTCCTTCCATTTCCTACGTATCTCAGCCCGCCTCTCTGGATGCGCTTTTGTCCATTCTACATTCATGGCATTTAGTCGTGCTTTGTTCTTCTGATAATATTCCCGCAAATAGGCTTGTCGTTCGGCGCTAACCATGAGTAAGGTTAATGTCACTAAGTATAAAAGACATCTGAAAGGGTTGGCTGGAAGGGGTTTGCGACTCAGTTGATGTCTTTAATTGATATCGCGTATCTTCCCCTGAGCCGAGAAGAACCTGCACGCCTGCTCCCCGAACGTCATGTACATCCCCTCGTACGCAAGGTACTGCAGGAGGATGAAGTCACGAGCAGTCGTCTCAAGGTAGTTCGTAGGCTGCAGAACCTGCAGTCCGTACCGGGCGTCTCCGTAGCCCTCAGTGTCGGTCGTGTCAAGCAGGTAGACGTTCTGGACGCCCGCGCTCACGGTTCCGTTGTACTGGCTCTGCGGGGTATCGACAGCCTGAATCACAGGCAACCCGTAGACGCTGGCCACCTTGATACCCATGTCGAGTCCCTCAGATGTCTTGATGCCGTTCAGGCCAGTGTCAACCCGCAGCTCGCCCCAGTTCGCAGTCCGCCAGTTGCTGAGGTAAAGTCCCTGCAGCTCCTGATACGTGTTGTAACCAGTGATGAACACGCTGTTGAACCCACCCGCCGTCTTACACTGTTGGATGATTTGCCGAATCGAGTTGTCCGTCAAGACAGCCGCGACACCCAACGTCCCGCTCGGAGCGATAACCTGAGCATCGTAGGCAGAGGCCGCCGTACGAGACACCGCACCGCTGTAAGGCGAAACAACGTTGGACGCAACCGTTCCCGAAAGCCCGGCCGCCTGAGTCGCCTCACCCCAGCTGGCAACGATACGGTCAATCGACTCGAACGTAGTGATACCGACACCGCTCGTGCATCCCGTAGAGACTGTCCCCACGACAACCGAGTTCAGCTGTTGGTTGAGCAGCTTGACGTGCTCAGTCGCATAGAACAGCCGAATCGTGTCGAGGTTCGCGAAAATGTCGTCTTGGCTAATCTTCGCGAGCTGCTCCACAACCTGCGAGGTCTGGAACGTGTTCACGCCAATCTTCGGCGTGAGCTTAATCGTCAGGATGTTCGGAACAGTCGGGCTCGGAATCGTTCCCGTCTCAGAGATGGCCATCGAAGCCGCCGTCCGAGTGAAAGACGAAATCGCACGGAAACCACTCTTGTCCCAAGTGAGCTTCGGCAGAACGCCAAACAGGTTGGCTTCAGAGTTCAACTGATACCAAGCCTGCGCACCGTAGACAGGGTTCCACGCTCCGTTCGAACTCCCACTCATTCCAACGTTGCCGATGTTAATCATCGACTTGTTGAACACGGAGTCATCCGGCGACACGCCCGGGGTGATAGCGCCCGAGTCGTAGAACTGATAGATATCCTGCATCGTCAGTTGCCGCGACATGTTTAGGCCCTCCCCATTCGGCGGGCGTTAATCTGCGTAATCTTCGCCTTTCCAGTCAGCACCTGCCTTAGCGCTTCAGTAATCTCGTTGCTCTGCCCCATTGTTGGACCCTCCCTGCTTCCGTCAGCCGCAGCGCCCAGCGCGGACTTCTGGATGTCCTTGCCGAACGGCTTCGCATTCGGATTCAAACCCTGTGAAAGCTTTGGAGCCTGCTTCCCGTCACTCAGCGGGCCGCCAGTCAGAGGCTCGGGGTAGTCCGTCACCTTCGGAGGCTTGCTGGTGTAGTTCGCCTTCTCGATGCCATCGAGCACCTTCGCGATGCTGGCTTCGAGCCTGTCGAACCGAGCCGAGAGCGCCTTTAGGGCCTCTTCGAACTCATCATCATCTTCCTTCTCATCAACCTTGGGAGCCTCTTTGACTTCCACTGGAGCATCTTCCGCCTTAGTGTCTTCCACCTTGGCGTCCTTCTCCTCTGCAGAGTAAGGCTCTTCCTTGGTATCGCTCTTAGTCGCCTCGACTTTCTTCGGACCGCTCGGCATGGTTTTATCCATAGCGTTCGCACTATTTATACCTTTCTCATCCTTCATGAACTCAACCTCCGTACCAACTTCCGCAACTTTCGCTTGGAAACCTTCGCTATCGCTCCCTTCCGCGAACTGGAACATGTCTTACAGAGTGCCCGCCCGCTGACAGTCTTGTATACCTGTCCCTTCCGCGCACACCGACTGCAAGTGCCGTAGAGTCCATCGACTCCCTTCTCCACCGACTTGTCCCACGTCTTCGCTCCCTCGGCCATCCCACAATTCATACAGCGCCATGTCTTGTCTATCGAGTCCCAATCGTATCTCGTCTTGTTACAATTATAGCATGGAGCGCCGTCGTGCTGTTTCGCCTTTTCCACGGACTTTCCCTGCTCTCGTTCCCGCTTTACCTGTATGAACGCGTCAGTAGCCGAAAGGCCATTCTTACGGGCGTTCAAGTAGACGATTCTATCCCGCCCCGTTAACCCGGCTCCTTGTGCTTCGTATTCATAGTCCATGTCATCCGCCTTCCGCATCCCTGCCAAAGCCTTGACGAGCTTTAGCCGCTTCATCCCAACGTCCCCGCCAGCCCCCAATCCCCACGGCGGCTGAACGTTTGCGTCTTCGGTAGCTCCATCCCGAGGCTTCTTGACGACTCTCTTTGCCTCCCGCTGCTTGACGTACCACACTGCATCTTCTCCGTCAAGTCCAAATCGCTGAGCCTCCACTGCAAAGTCTGCCTTCGTCAGCCCGGCCAGCGTCCGAACGAACTCCAAGTTCTTCTTCTGATGTCCCGGCCGATACCCGCACTTCGCGCAATAGACATGGTTGTGCGCCGTCTTCAGAAGCGGGAACCCGCACTTTGGGCAGTCCTTGCCGACATGCTTAATCAACGTCTTCCTGCGTCCCATCGGCGCAGTCGCATAGACGAAGAACTTCCCCGTGGGAGATGCTTCGACTGCAACCCCGCTGTAATGAAGCTGCTCGTACTGCGATGCCCTGTGGTTTGCCTCAACTGCCGAGCGGAATGTCTCGATGATAGACTCAGGCTCTTTCGTGTGCAGCTGAGTGCCGGGCCGCAAGAAGTCCTTCTCTTCCTCGACATCTTTCTTCGAACCAAAATGCTCCTTGCCCTTTGCCTTCCGGTCCGCCGCTTCCTGCCGAGCCTTGTCTTCGTCTTTCAGACTCTCAGGCATCTTCGAGTCAACCGAATCCTTCGTAGTCCGCGCCCCCATCTCACTCTTCGCATCAGGAACCGCCTTGTCGTACTTCGTCCGCAGCGTCCGTGTGTCAACATCACAATCGACGCAAATCGAATGGCCGTATTCGTCTTCGACGACTTTGACATTCTGTGCGCCGCAAAGCGAGCAATTCCCCGTGCCTGCCTCCAAGTCGTCCGCCGCAATCAA